CGCACATCGTATCGGGAAATCGGGGTAAAGCATTCAACTGCTGCTTGATCTATAAACTTCGGCTCAACAAATAATCTACCTGTTGTTAAAAACGCTTCCTGCGGGGTAGACGGGTACTCTTGTCTAAACAGGTCTTCTCCACCTAGCTCTTGTATCTTTAAACGTCTGAACATTACCTGCTCATCGTCCAATCCATACATAGTCTTCACATCCTCTTCTTCACGCTCTAGCTCAAAGTATGGGTCTACCTTCCTGCGATATTCAGTCATCATGTACCACGGAATGAAACATAGTTCCCACTCACCCTCTCCACGCAATGAACGCATACACGCATCGTAAAACCAACCGCCTGCTCCATTCGCGGTGGACTCTAATAATATTTCGGAGCCTGCCTCGGGGACTGTCTGTAAAAGACCAGGGATAATATCTGAGTTTGGGTAGAAAGCTACCTCTGAACCATGTAGATAATTAGTTGTCCAACCCCTCCCAACTTCGCTTGTTCTCGCTGTAGCGATTCTCCATCTTGATCCGTGGGTAAATGCCATAGAATTACTGGTAGACTCTTTTAAATCTGGGGTAACTAATGGGTGCGGTAAATTATCATAGAAGTTTCTTACCATGCTAAAGATAGCTTTAGTGGATTCATTAAGATGGGAGACCACAACAGCGTTTTGATTTTGTGCGGTTACTGTTTTCCAGAACCCTCTTGCCTGGCAGTAAGTAGATATACCTGTCTGACGAGACTTTAATATTAATATACGAACATTACCCCGTTTTTTTATTTGCTCATTTATCTGTTTATCAAGTAATTTTTGTGCTTCATTAAACTGAAAGTCTATCAACTTACCCTGTTTGTTTATAATTTTTAAACAATGCTTTGAATAAAGAGGGAGATTCGTTTTAAAGGTTTTTATAATTTTTTGAATTTTAGATTTTTCGATTTGCATTTGTAAAATTACATACCCCCCGTAAGGTCATAGGGGGATATGGGTATATATGTATATGAGGTACCCTGTCCAGCACTCCCCTCCCCTTTAATAATGCGGTTCTTGTTGATAGTGTCCACTAACTAGGAGCCACTCACCTAATTAAGGTGATTCTCTTTGTTATCTAAATCAATCGTCTCAAACCAAGAGTCTTTCATTGAAACCTCTAGCTTCTGAGAACTATCAATCATTTGGTAGTATTTCATGAGGAGCTCTAAGGCTTTGACACGAGAGCCTGCGGTATGACCTGATACATCGCCTAGGGCTTCTTCTTTGAGCCTCTCTATGATGCTGTCATGGTCCTTCAGGTTGCGTTCTTTTGACTCAGATAACTCTTTTGCAAGCATTTCAGAAACTTCATCATCGTTCATCAATCTGTACCCCTGATTATAAGAACTCTTCTCAGAATACCCACACCTTTTTGCGGCTTCAGTAGCGTTCTTTGTCACTAAGAAATGCTGTACAAATTCCTCTTTCCTTTGTCTCATTGTCTTGTCTTTAATTGCCATAATTATTCCTTGTTATGTTTAGCTATAAGTTTACACCATTTGACCAAATCTTTTAACTCCATCGTGTACTTCATCATGTTGCAAGCAAGACACACCAGAGCTATGTTTCCTTCTACATATCCTTGGTTGTTATCAATGCGATCAATAGATATGTTCTGCAAGTGATAGCCTGTTCCATCTTTGATGTGAGTCATAGCTATACCAGTGTATAGACATAGTCCTTTCTGATGATCATAAAGCTTATGGAGATACTCTCTGTCTATGTTGAAGTCGTGTGTCTTCTTACGTCTATGTGATAGTTGTGCGTATAGGTTGTTTGTATAAGCATATGGGCTTTCGCTCATTCTTTTTCTTTTCCCCGCTTGACGGCAGGAGCGACATTGTCTGGCTCTATATCCTTTAGTTATCTCGAAGCGTTCTATTGCCTTGCGAACATTGCAAGTTCTACATACTCTGGACTTATGACCAGTCGTATGGGGTGGAGTCTTTGATTTCGATATCGAAGCTTTCGACACCTTGTAAGACCTCTCTGAATTTAGCCATTGCGTTCTTGCTTGCAGACACTGCTGGCTTGCCAGCCATCAATGATGATCCTACAAGTAAACAGCCATGACTGTCTTTCTCTGGAAAGTTACCTACATGGAATAGGATATAGGTTCTGTTTGGTACCTCTGTGATCTCAAAGGTTTCTCCAAATCTTTTGCTTGTATATGCCTTACAAGTATATGTGCCATTTGGTATACAGCTGACCTCTTTTTTATTTCCCCGCCAAGGGCGTTCAGCGATCCAAAATACATGATCTTTTACTGTGAGTTTGCCAAGGGTGGCTTCAGGTAAATATGCAAATCTTTCTAAGACTGCATCGTATTCTTTTTGACCAAAAAACATATTAGAAAAATATTGAACTACCAGCCAGTGCAACGACAACAGCCCATGCAAATCTTTCGATCCAGCCAATATAAACATTGCCCTTCTGTTGACTCTGCTCAAGACTTCTTAATCTAAACTCATGATCCTGTAGATCATCTTTCTGAGCAATCATTCTCTCTTCCAGTCTTGGCAGTATCGAGGTTAGCTTATGAACCTCAGACATTTTTTGTTCAAGGTTCTCAAGTCTCATTTCTAATGCTTGTAGCTCCATAGTTCCTTTAAGTTTGTTTCATACAAAAGATACAGTAATTGCACATTATTCTCAACAGCCCCAAAAATTAATTTTAATTATTTTTAGGTAAATGCTTGACACTACATATCGTACCCCTTATATTTGGAATCATTGTTTACATAAACACACAAAAAGGAGGGAATATGAGACAATTATCAAAACAACTAACCTTACAAGAATATGCATCTCTATGGGTATGTGAGGATACTAAAAAGTACATATTGGAGAACGAGGCTCAGTCTGAAGAGGTCCACTATGAAAATAACAGTGCATTGCCATGCAGTTATATCTGTTTAAGCTATCCAGTTTATGAAGGCGACTATTACTTTGCCTTTGTAGCTGAAAGTGTGAGACTCAACGCACAATACAATGCTAAAGCCAATAGACAGCTAAGGTATTTAGTTTTTAACTCTAGCCTTAACAGGGATGAGATTTTCAATAGAATGGTGGATTATTTCGCAATGCATTTTAAAAATGCTGGCTCTGGTGATACATGCACAAGAGAAGAATTATGGTGTGCTGTTAATGACCTTATCTCACAAAGGAAGGTGGCGTAATACAGGCTAACTGATGAGACCTGATTGGTCGAAACCATCTTTTTTCCCCGCGAATCGAGATGGTCTTAGTCAAACAAAATTAGGAGGGACTATGAAAACATTAAACAACAAAATAGAAAGAGCAATAGCAACAAGAATGGAGCCTAGAGGATGGGGTGATAACCCTGACGAACTAGTCAGAACAGACTCAGGCAAAATCCATGTCACACCAAAAGAACTGGACAAGATCATCAGAATGAAAAAATGCATTTCTGTTTCTGTTTATATTAAAACTGACGGCTATACACAAGAATGTATCGATGAGGGTAAATATTATCCAAATGTCTTTACAAAATATTTGATCATAACTAAAAAACAAGCAAAAGAACTTGCCAAAGATATGATCGTAGATGCTGAAAAGTATTCAAACAAAGAAGATAAGCTTATCCAAATTAGATTGTCTTCTCATTGGTCAGATGATGGACGTTTCAGGTTAAGTTTCTAGGCTAACTGATGAGCTCTCAATGAGCGAAACTCCCTACGGGGAGTCTTAGTCAAACAAACCAAAGGAGGGAATATGACAATAGAACTGATAATTAAAAACGTATTTGGGAATGAGTTGGTTTATCCAGCTTGTGTCCAAGGCAAGATGCTTGCATCTTTTAAAGGGACCAAGACCTTTTCTGATCTTGATCTAAATCTTCTCAAAAAACTTGGATACAAGTTTGAGTGGGTTGCATTAAAGAGAGAGGTGTAATTATGGATAGAGATAGACTTACTTACATTACTTTTGCTTTAATCATGGCAACACCAGTTGTCTTATCAATATGGCTAGCAATAGCTTTAACTAACGGAGGGCAATCATAATGGATAACTTTACAGCTGTAGGTATTGCAGAGGGATTTATTCCAGCTGATCATGAGGATCAAGTCAGGGAGGCATGGCAACATTTAGTTGACACTGGTCTTGCCTGGCAACTTCAAGGCTGGTTTGGTAGAACTGCAATGCATTTAATTAACGAAGGTTTAATAACACAGGGAGGTGAATAATGGACCAATTTAATAACTTAGAGATATTCAATTTAGATGTATTGGATAATCTAAACACGGACCAGCTCAAGGCTCTATCAAGAGTCTTGGATGGTGAATCAACTGAAGAAGATCATAAAACACTAAGGGAGGTGAAATAATGAAAACAATAAATAACAAAATAAGAAAATGTCTAGATCGCATACACGAAATTGATCTTGAGTATGACAAGAAATTTGACAAGCTTGACTCTGAAAGAGTCAATAAGTTGCAGGTTTATTTTGAAGTGATTTGTCAAGAACAAAAGAAACTACAGGAGGTGAAATAATGAGTGCGTTTTTATGTAATGCTGATCACATAGGTGAGATGAGTAAATTCTTTGCCAATGGTAGTGTTCCAATGGCTAGTAGTGAGCTTGTGACTCATGCCTATAACATGGTGACAAGGGAGAAGATTTCTTTTTCTTCCCCGCAAGAGGCGGCTGAGATATTAGCCAGAGAGAATATCAAAAGCTTACAGGCTAGATATCCAGATAGCTGGAAGGGTTTCTTTACATGGAACCCTGAAGGCAAGGATGATGAGTTTGATGAAAGCATGATCCTGCTCTTTGTTAATCAATGCCAAGCCAAGGCTAAGGGATATCCCAAGGTTAACAAGAAACAGCTTTACGGCATGATCAACTGCTACAGGTATCAAGCCTGCGAAGATGAGAAGTGGGTCCAGTCTGATGCTTACTGGCTAACTGAAAACTTAAAGGATATTGTTTCCAGCAAGCTTATTGGTGATGTTGATATGTGGGAGTTTAGACCAGAGGAGGATGTTGCATGACTTGTTCAGAATGTGGTGGCAACTCCAGAGTTGTAGATGTCCGCAAGTATGTTGACGGATCAGTAAATAAACGCAGGCGAGAATGTCTGGTATGCAAAAGAAGGTTTACTACATACGAGGAGGAACACAAAAAGAAAAAGTAAACTTTAATTTAAAGAAGCGGGGTAATTACTCCGCTTTTTTTTGTCTTTTTGAAATGTCAAGACTGTTATTCATTTTTCTTTTTGATAATATAGAGGGTTCCTATGTTAGTAAAAGAAGCAATAATAAAAATAGCCAGAGAGCTTAAAGATCAAGAAGACAAATCTTATCAAGATGGTGAGTTGTTTAATGGATACCCAGATGATCTAGATCAAGACGATATTAAAAAAGCCATGGTTGCCATAGCTTCTGTCTCTGACGCAATAGTTAATTTATATTAAATCAATCTCTTTGTAAGCATCTTCGTAGTTATTGCCAAGCTTTGACCACTCAGAATCTCCATGAAGTTTATAAATCCATCCGCTTACTTTGTGTTTTTTTCCATAAGGATTTTTGGGGACCCATCGTAGGCTCACTCTATCATATCCTTGCTGTTCAAACCTTTGTATAAGATCTTCCTTCTTGCTCATAATAATTAATGATAAGTTATATCATGATCATCATAAACCAAAACCTCGTTGAGTTCACCTATAAGGTCTAAGCCTATGTCTTCAATTATTTGTTCAGCTTGATAAGAGTCTTCAGCTATTATGAGAAATTGTTGTGGGGTTTTGTTGTCTTGGGTGACTGACCCATAGTATACCTTCATTTTTTAGGTGGAGTTTTTTTACTTCCCCCCGATCCAGCCCAGAGCTTTTTCCTCGCCCAATAGTTCGCAGAGAACTTATCATTCTTTGTAAGCCCGCCTGATTTGTTTTTGATTCCTGCGGATCGTGCAAGATAAGACTTCCTAGCTTTACTAGAATAATTATGCCCATAATCTTTATGCCCAAATCTGACAACTTTAATTTCATTACCTTTTTTAGCTAGCACTTCCATTTTGTGCTTGCTTGATCCTGTGTTTCTTCTTGGCTTGTTAAATCCTGGGTATTTCTTACCTCGATACATAACACCACCTGAGACTCTTTTTGTGTCTTTAGTTGTTGCCATTATCTTTTTCTCCCTTTGTGTAGTCCGTGTCTAGCATGCTGTTTACCTTTTGCGGTTGCTTTTCTTTTTACGCGATTTGCCTGAGCTAACTTTTTTCTACCTTTAGATGTAGATTTTAATTTTGCTATTGTTCTTGCTGGAGCATAGACTTCGCCAGTCTTACTAGATTTTTTTCCACTAGCAGTTCGCCACTTCTGCTTAGTCCACATTTTAAGTGATTTCTGTGATTTTTTTAATGGCATAATGTTAAATAAGTATAGTTATTTTTTAGTTGTTCGTCTTTTTGCATTTGCTTTTCTTCTAACTCTAGATACTTTCTTTTTGGGTGGTGAGTTTTTCATTAAGTGTGCCTCTTGTCTGTTCAAAGACCACTCAATAAATCTATCAAACCATCTTCCAATCATTTTCTATAACCTCCGCCATTCGCTTTATATTTTTTTGCTAGCATTTGTGCTTTTCTTGCTGACCATTGACCAGCTCTGCCACCTTTTGAACCAGCTTTGATTTGGTTGAATAACCTTTTACGCATTGCTGGTTTGGTATAGTTCCCAGCTGCATTTACTTTTGATTTGTTTTTACTTGCCACGCTTCTTTTTTTTCATTTTTGTAGCATATGACTTTGCTGCTTTTTTTCCTTTGGCTGTGTATGGAAACTTTTTACCTTTTACATTTGGCATAACTAACTCCTGTCTTTAAATATTTTTATTACTCTATGATAAACCATGTCTTTCATGCCTCTCATAGTTCTATTATGTTCTGGCAGTTCTTCCCATGCTTTCTTTCTTTCCTCCCGAGTTGGAAGGTTGGCAATGGTTTTAGGAATAGCCATCTGCATACCTAAAAGATACACTAAATCTTGCCATTTTTCATCTATGTCTGACATATACTCAATTCTCTCTTTGTGAGTTTTCAGTAAGCTTATTTGATTGGCGTAACGTAAGGTATCTATTTGACCAGTTTGATCTATATGTTTCACTGATCAGAGTATTCTAATTCAAGCAACAACTCAGCGTAATGTATGATCTTACGAACATCATCTGCTTTGTTCTTATCTCTATGTCTAACAGCATACTTAATAATATTAGATTCACAGTAGTTAAGTTCATTTGCTTGAGCAAACTCTACGGGTTGTATTTTATATTTTTTATAGTGGTTGCCGCCCACTTGTTTTTTAGTTGCAGACATTTTATCTCCTTTCTTTAATCATTCTCTATAAGTTCTTGCAATCTCTCTAACAGGTCATACTGTTTGCCATATCTTTTCTCAAACTCTTTTTTAAACGGGTGCCTGGAAACATAGAGATCGTTATTAACTCCCTCTCTATGGTGCTTATAACATAAGGGCAGTGTATTTAGATGGGCGTTTGGTTTTGTTTTGCCATCAATGTGGTGTATCTCTGCTGGGCTATCGCATTGATAAAAAAGTTTGCAGACAATACAACCAAAGTTGGATATAGAGTCCATCCATTGTTTTTCTTTTTTATTGGGACTTCTGCCTTGCATACTCTTGAGCTAAAAATTTATTGTTTCTAATAACATAGTCATCAAAATCAATTGGATCTTCGTTATATTTTCTTCTTTCAGACTTGCACTCTTCGTACATCATTCTACAAAAATCTCTAAAGTTATCATGCTCCATATCTATTTCTTTCCATTCTTAAGTTAGCCATTTTTGTACGCCACTCTTCAAACTGCATATCTACGGCAGACTTTTCTGTTTGCAATGCATCTAGTTTAGCCTTGGCTTTAGCTACTAGCATCGATGCTTCGTAGTATGTTTCTGTGGCTTCAGCTTTAGACTTCTGTGCGTTGTATGATCTTTCTCCATCATCTTTAGCCTGGCATAGCTCTATCCAAAACACTCTTTTAAGATTTACTTCTGCTTTAAGAACATTAACCCTGGCTTCAGATATGGTTGGTATTATATCTCTTAGTTGTTGATGAAAGTTTTCAGATGATTCCATAGTCTTTTTTCCTTGTTTCTTTTTTCCCGAATGCCTCCTCTTCAGGATCTAAAAATTTTGATGTAGCACCATCAAAGGCTAAGTTAAACTCTCCTGTTTCACCAAGACGATTTTTTCTAACAATAACCTCGGCTAAACCTGTGTTTAAAGAATCGTAATACTCTTCTCTGTATAACATTATAACCATATCGGCATCTTGTTCTATAGAGCCACTATCTCTTAGATCTGAAAGGACTGGGCGTTTGTCCACTCTCGCTTCCACACCCCGATTTAATTGAGACAACGAGATAACTGGACATCCTACATCTTTAGCCAGTCCCTTCAGAAGATTGGAAATATAGGTCATTGAAGCTGCTCTACTATCAGAATTACTAGGTGCTTTGTTTGAAGTCATAAGTAATTGCAAATAGTCTACCACTATCAAGTCTATATCTTTAATTGATTGTATTGCTTTGGTTTTATTTACAAGAGTTTCTATAGTTATTGGGGATTTATCATAAACATAAAGATTAGATCCAGATAATGTCTTTTCAAAAGCATTGAACCTATCCCATTCATTTGCGGTAAGATTTCCTGTTAATAAAGATTTCATAG